CAAGACCGTGCGTCGGTGCCTCGAGGCCGTCCTGCGGTGCGACGAGATTGTCCTGCTCCCAGGCTGGGAGAACAGCCAGGGGGCTCTCGCCGAGCTTGCCATAGCTGCCTGGATGGGCAAGCGAGTCTGGCAAGGCTACAACGACGAACAGGGCAGTCCGTCGATAAAGTTTTGTTTTATGGACAACAGGGGCCTCGCCTTTTCCCTGTCCGAGGCCTTTTGGCCTAATGCTGTCGTGTCCCACGAGACGCAGAAATTTATCTCGCACTTCGACGACAACCACAAAGACGACGAAGACATCCTGGCCGAAGCATTCCGGATCACGCGGGGCAGTCGCCAAGCTCAATACGGGCCACCCGATCAGGACTTCCGCCGGACCGCTGGCATGTGGTCGGCGTTGTTCCTTTCCAAGCTCAAAGACGGCGTGACATTCGAGCCCCGAGACGTCGCACTGGCGATGATCTTGCTCAAGACCTCACGCGAGACGCACCAACGCAAGCGGGACAACTGGGTCGACATCGCTGGGTACGCGAGCTGCGGGAGTCGGTGCAACTGATGGACCTAATCATTGCTGTTTGTGTCGTAGTGTTTTTCTGCGTCATCATTGCGCTCGGCGACGACGACTTTCGAGGGCCCTCGTTATGAGCACCGACCACGACAATCCATTGAGCGTCGATGAGGCGATGGCCCTCATCGGCAAATGGGAGACGCATCCCGGTCTCCTGCTGGCGGTGTTCGACGCAGCCAGAAAGCTTCGCGACGAAGTCGAGGTGCTGCGTGACGAAGTCAAGCTACTGCGTGACGCTAACAATCACATGCAGAAAAGCCAAGACGATCTGATTCGGATCATCGCGCAGCATGTCAGGGACAAGAAAGCCTTACAAACCGAGCTCGACCAGCTCCGGGCCGTCGTGGCCCAGAACAACCAGAGCATCGCAGCCATCCTTTCGAGATGGATCAAACCTAGCACGAACTGAGGGCATTTAAACCATGATGCTATTTCGAGAACTACCAACCTTCCGACGGACCCGGCCCAGAGAAGCGGTCGGCAAAATTGTCGTCGAGCTTGGTTTCACGCGAGACTACTCTGCTGGCCCCGGATGGAGAAGTCTTTCCTTCGGGATCTTTCGGATCAACCGGATTGCGGAGCCCGGAAGTTTCTTTTTTCGCGGAGACCACATCAGCGGATTCCGTCGACAGTATTGCGTTTGGCTTCCCGTCTACAGGGATCTTTAACCCATGTTCAAACTAATCGGCATGCTGCTCGGCGGTGGAGCGATCCCCCGCGAAGCAGCTCGGGCCCGGAGCAACAACGGATGCTGGCCGGAGTTGCTTCAAATTTTCATCAGTATCATGGTGGGCGTGCTTGTGGCGCTCGCTGTACTGGCTTGTGGGGGGATGTGATGCCAATGAATCGCGACAAGTACCCAGCGGACTGGGAGCAGATCGCCACAGACCTCAAGGACCAAGTGGGCTGGAAGTGTGAGGGCTGCCGAAAGCAATGTCGCAAGCCGGGCGAACCGTTTGACACGCACCGACGGACTTTAACCGTGGCCCACATCAACCATGTCGAATCCGACTGCGATCTGGGTAACTTGGTCGCACTCTGCGCACCGTGCCACCTTGCCTATGATGCCCCAATGAAACGATTTCGACGCGTCGCAAGCAAACGAAAAACCAACGTTAGCGAGTCTTAGCAAGACTCGCACAAGCCAGAAAAAACCAAAGGATTTTCCGTCCGTGGTCCTAGTTGTGGTCCTGGGTTATCCGTAGACTACAAGCAGCAAACAGGGGGAAACCATGGCAGCGTTTGATCACGACAAGATCCAGCAGATGCGAACGATGGAGAACTGGTCCGAACTCCAGGAGGACGACCATCATCGACAAATGCGGATCGCTAAATTCATTTTGAGCCTAGCGCGAGTTGCCAACGATCTACAGGCATTGCGACACTCGTATTCGATAATTCATAGCGCGCGAGCATCCACCCAAGCCCAAGTGCAAGGTTCGTTTAACGCTCGGCAAGCGATGGATGAGTTGGAATTCATGATCCGACAGCACTCCATTCAAACATTTGGCAAAGACATCTTCTTGCCTGGAGACCCTACGGAACTCAGATCACCCACTCTTCCGCCTGAGGGCCCGCAGCAAACAGTGGAGAAACCATGACACATCCGGACAAGTTAATTGGAGTCACTGAGGTCAACGGCATTGGCACTAGGCACATGTCATTCCGTACACAGATGACGAAAGATCAGTTTTTTGAAGCCATGAACGAACAGGGCAGGGTGTTCAAGCTTGAGATGCGTAGCTGGGACGCAGAGACGGGTGAAGCGGAAATTACCCTCGTGCCTGAAAACGGACTGATGGCGTGGTACGAGGGGCACAACCCGCCGATCGAAGACGAATCACCCACTCTTCCGCCTGAGGACCCTCATCTGGCGAGGAGCAATCTAGGATGCTTCATCAAAACGTACTTTCCAAAAGCGGAATTCGGAATGGACATCGCGGCGTTCGCTGCTCGCACTCGAGCCGACCGGAACAATCACTTCCTCGACTCGACGAGCCTAGCCGAATTGGTACTAAAAAAAGACCCATCACCCACTCTTCCGCCTGAGGGCCCGCAGCTCGGCTAGCGTCATCTTGCCATCGTTGGGCCGCTTGGCGATCTTCTCGACGGCTTCGACTCGCTGCTCGACGGGGGACGGATCTCGGGATTGATCCTGCTCGGGTCGATCCTGTCCGGATCGGTCGGACATGGAAATCTTGCGTCGGCGTACCACTCGATCGGACTCGCCAGGGACCTTCACCCCCAGGATCGATGCACCTACAGCGGCTAGGATCGTCGCGTCAAGGAAGTGATTGTCCCGTCCTGGCCTGCATCCCCACTCAAACAGCTCTCTGCCTTGCCCCTGAGTCTTCGTGGGGTATTCTGCAGAAAGGTTGTCAGCGATCATGCGGTGACGCAGCGGGGCAGCTCTGTAGAGCCACCAAGCACCAGGCTCCCCGGCATCGGTAGTCCAGCGTTCCATCATGGCCGTCTTCCAACTGTTGGTGTCTACGAGGCAGTACCTCGGAGCTCGGGTCCCTCGGGTCGGTGGCATGCGCCAGCCAAACCCCATACGCTCCCCGGCTTTCTTTTTTTCTTGGTTCCAGGGGCGTTGTCTGGCAGTGACTCCCTTACCATGGCTCGGAACCACGTGCTGATGCATTTGAGAGAATCGATAGACGACTTCGCTTTGAAACCCTGCATCCACGACCATGATCTCAGGCCGGAACTGCGTCCCGTCGTCGCGCGTGTAAATCACCGCTTGTCGCTCGTCTCGGAGCTTGCCGAGCGCGACCAATAGCGACTCGGTAGAGGACCTAATTCCGGTGGCTCGTATGATAGTCCGATCGATGTCGGCGAGGGTGACATAATCGATTCCAGGGTCGGGCCAGATACCATAATCGACGACGAGGCCGGAGAAGTCGGCTCCGACACCGGCAATGACCCACCACAGCGAGGATCCTTGAACGTCGACCCCCAGGGTGATGTGCTCGACCCAGTCGGGGATTTCCCCGCGGCGGTGGGTCGGGAGTATCCGCAAGCAGAACTCGTCGGAGGTCAGGCAGCGGATGCCATCGACGGCAACAATCGATTTCTTGGGTTCATTCTGATACTCTGCGTCAAAGGTGTCCGGATTATCGAAGCGCAGATTCTCGGCGTGCTGGATCGCCGAAATCTCGTGAGGAAACTTGCGATGTGCCCAGCCCACCCGGGACCCTGCGTCCATCGCTTCGCGGTTGGCCTTGTAAAACTTGTTGCCCTTGGGATGCTCGTCGTTTCCTTCGGCGATCTCTTCGGCGCGGATGTCGAAGTACTTTGTCCACAATTCCCGGTTTGTCGGCCACTCATAGACCAGCCGGCATCGATCGCCGTGCCATTTGGGCATGAGCTTGTGGTTTAGCATCCGGTCAGCTACGTCGCCCTCTCGGATCACGGTGACGGCCGCAAAGCCTGCGATTCGTTTCCCAGGCCCACCAAGGCCTAGGATTGCGCCCCCGATCACCTTTTCCCGCTTGGCACATTCCGCGTCGGACAGTGCCGAAGTGTCGGTCTGTGGGTCGTTGACGAGCACGAAACTAGGTCGAATTGTCTTGCCGTCGGCGAGTACCTTCTGCATGCCTCGGACTCGCCCAAGGATTCCGGTGCAGCGAATAATTGCCCCAGCCGCCTGCGATCCCTCTATCGTCGGAAACACGAGCTCTTTCCGACGCCATCCAATCAGCGTTCGCTTGCCCTGGGTCGTCTGCGCGTTGCCTCGCTGGGTGATTCCCTCGAGGCATCGGATCGGAAAAGCGATCTCAGGAAAATCCTCCAGGAGCAGTGGATTGGTTTCCCACTCCATTTTGATCACATCGAGCGATTCCTCGGCAGCACCTTCGTCGGCTTCGACTAGGACTCCGAATCGCTGATGTCCATAGGACAGCACCCAGAGCAGGGCTCGCAACAGGACAGTTGTCTTGCCACTCCCTCGCGGCATGGCGATGCACTTCAAGCTTCCGTTGATCGCTCGCTCTTCGATTTCCTTGAGGATCCGCTCATGGTCCTCACTGAACGGCAGCGGGAAGGACTCTTTGAAGTACGTCAGAAGGTACTTCTTGAGATTGAGCCGACAGGACTCTCGTCGCTTAGGATTGACGATCGCCGGAATCGGCCCGATGTCTCTGGCCTCGGTCGATTCCTCTTTGGCTTTGGAGGCCTGGCGTTTGCGGTGCTTGGCGTAAGAGTCCTTGGGACGCTCCGAGCCAGACTCGTTGTCGTCGTCCTCGGGATCCTCGGGAGCTGCTGCGGCTGGCGGTCGCTTCTTTGCCATCAGTATCGGCTCGGCCTTTGGCGTGGAATACCATGCTTGGGGGCACAGTTGCATTGACGGTAGTACCAAGTGATCCGCTCTCGAGTGGAGGCGGCTTTGTACTTGGCTCCACAGCAGGGGCATGTGGGCGCTGTGCCTCTAGCCTGCCTGCGGTATCGTCCGTGTGGACTGGAATTGTGGGGCATGAGATGTTGCATCTCAGCATTCAGTTCGGCGAATACGACCATAGTCCTGAGTCCTCCTGGCTAGTGCGAATCGAAGTCCCATCAAATAGCGACGCTCCGTCTTTTGGTTGCTCTTTGGTTGCCACTCCGAGCTCGACCAGCCTTTGGGAAAGCGTCTGGTGCTCGCTGATCCACAGGTGGCCTGGTTGCTTGGATTTGGGCCGGAGGTTGCGAAACCACTCTCGGTCATGCTGCGGGGTGGGGATGAGCACTCGAGTCCACAAGGGGCACTTCTCGAGGATTCCGACCGTTGCACGGTAGGCCGCGACTCCGGCAGGATTTGGTTCCTCCTTGTCGTGCTTCTCGTCAGTGCCCATGCGTTTATGCTCGATCTTTCGCGACATGGGCGGCGTGAAGCAGTCGATCAGCACCAGTTCGATCTCGCTGTCGTCAGGGAGCATGATGCGGATCACGTTGGGGGACAATGCGAACATGATCTTCGCGCGAGTCATCAGGCCTAGCAATCGTGGGCAACGCATGGGCGTCAATCCTTTGGGGTGAGTGTGAGCGCAGGGTTTCCTACCAAGCGGAGCTGCTCGACGAGCGATCGGAGCAATTCGGTTTTCTTTGGCTCGCCGGAAGCATGGACGAAATGGGCGTCGGGCAAAATCCGGTTGAATTCTTGGTTCCAGACCTGACAGTTCTTTTGAGGCGACAGCATTCGCTTCGCGACTTGCATTCGATGAAAGTTGATCCCGACCAAGGTTTGCTCGGAGACATGGCCAGTGGGGATCGGCAGCGTCGGAGGCTTCCACACATCCGCACCGTGCTGCTTGCAATGAACGACTCCCGAATTCAGGGATTGAATGAAAAGCCTAGAGACTGGCCGGTAGTCGATGCAGCTCGAAACCGACTTGACCGACGCCTCGACCCAAGATGTCGCAGGCAGGTAATTAAACTCGTCGTGAATCGAAACGCTCGCTTGTGTATGGAAAATCGATTCGTCGGCCGATTCGGTGACTAGCACATCAGCGTCTAGGTAAAGCGTTTCCTCGTACTGTTTCGCGAATGCATGGACCCGGAACTTCTCGAGGCCCCACCAGCCCTGGGTGGTATTCTTCAAGGCGACAAAATCCGCACCGCAGGCCTCGGCGTAGGCTCGCATCGGTCCCTCGGTGAACCGCAGCCACTCACGAGCTTTGCCGGTTGCGACGGTGATCACAAGACGCCGACCGCCCTTGATGGTATCATTCACAGGGCGAAACCAAGCCACTTGCCCGGCCGCAGCAATCCTCGACCAGATCTCGCGAGCGCGGGCAAGTGGCACTTGGGGGTGCGAGTGATCGACATCGATCCTCTCGTTGATAGCGTTGTGCAGTTCGACCCCCCAATAGAAAAATGAATCGGGATCCGTGAGCATTTCGTCGAACAGTGGAACGGCTTCCAAGGTTGCCTGGATGTGGACAGCACAAGAGCACCCCGGAGGAAGACTCCAGTGCAGCCACTCGGCAAACCAGGATTTGGCCTTGGCCGGGTCCCAGTCGTTGGCATGCCGAAACGAGTACAGGTGGAGTGCTGGCCAACCGATGTCCCGTTGCTCCGGCTCGAGGTACAGATCTTCGCCAAACTCGTGCGTGACACCACTGATGCCATCGACGGTCTGTGCGATGAATGAACCTTCTCGGATTGGATGACCGAACATGTCTTGCATCAGGAAAGCTCCACAGTCCATTCGGTCGGGAATGCAGTCGGGGGCAGAGAGCCAGGCGTGACGACTCCTGAGTCTGTTGATCCGGTCAGTGTTTGTTCAAAACCACTTGAGACATTGACGAAATTCGGAGGATCGCAAAACGGATCGTCGCAGTCGGTCGGAGTGCAAATACTGTTTTCTGCATCTTCAAGACCTCCAGTGTCAGTCGGCAATTCATCGAAGGCATTGCAAACAAACGCAGGAGGATCGGCAAAGGTAGGAGTGATCGCCGAGATGCTGGCTGCACACTGCGGGCCGCAGCTCAGGCCCACAGCGTTGGCTGTGTTGAAGACCATCGGGAACTCGAGAGTGGCGGCCGAGCGACGCAACACGAGACGAAACGGGTGCAGCGTGACGGACAACAGGGATGGGTTGAACGGCGGCGGTGATCCAACAGGCCAGAATTCGCTACTCCCGGATTCGCAAGTGGTACTCAGCGGGAAGTCGCAAAAAGGCGAGGACGATACAACCGTGGTTTGTGATCCTTGGGTGTATTGCGTCCCCCAGGTCACACCGATTTGTCCATCGATCACCAGTGCCAAGCGATAGCGACACTCGTCCGGTTCGTCGCATCCATAGCCAGGCTGAGTGCGGCTGACGTACAGTCGTGCTGTCGTGATCCCCGCGCGGAGACGCCAACCCTGTGCGCATCCGAAAGCCTCTTGATTGTTGGTTCGGCATGTCTCGGTTGGACCGATAATCTTGCAAGTCCCAGGGAGGCTGGGATTGGTGCAAATCGCCCAGTGTTTCTGGACAGATGTAAAATTCCGCTGATAGCGTCGCCATCGGTACAGACCGTTGATGTCACTCAGATCGTTCGGAGCAGCTCTCGGGAAAGCGGTGATACTCGAGCAGCATCCGTTGACGGTCGCAAAGCTGGCATCGTACACCACGGCAAAGGGAAGCAGTCCATTGTTCCCAGTCACCTGCATGCTGTAGAGACGGTCGTTGAGCCGTGGTTGCCTGCATGCGTCTCGGCAGCGGTAGCACTTCTTTTGCGATCCGTTGGCATCGCACCAAGCACAGGTCAGTCCCTCGATGATCGTCGATGTCATGGCTTAGCTCCCCACACACCAAGGATTGATTACTCGCCAAAATCCAGTGTCGTAAATCGCCCAGCCTTTGTCCCCGTTGACCTGCCAGGTGGCAATGTTGAACGAATCCAGGATCTGCGTCGAGTAGCCTGCGATTGTCGCTGTGGCGGAGCCAGCAGCCCAATTGGTCGTGAGTGTGTAACTGGCTTGCATGGCTCGGCAAGACAGATCCCAAATTCCAAAGCCAGCACCCCCGGAGAGTCCAGAAGTGTTGGCGACGATCTTTGCCAAGCCGAATGCACTACCGACTACCGATCCGGCGATCGGCATCACGAATCCGCTCGCGATCGAGTAGTCCGCCACCGCCAGTCCAGCGATCGCAACCCGACCGAATTTGCCTTCTGGTATTGGCTCGATCGTCACAGCCATTGATTCAAAATGAGGAGTGGCCCCACTGATCAGAGGCGTCAAGGCCTTGAGGGTGTAGTACCCCTTTTGGTAACTCGGATCTTTGCGGGGGCTGGCCTCCTGGCTCGATACTCCAGGAGGGTTTCCAGCCTGGGGGATCAAAGCAGCCTTGCCGATTGCCAGATTCGCACCGGTTTCATTCTTGGCGATGACATGTCCAGGCCCGAGGCCATCGAGGCCAGGCACCCCGAACGACGCAGCATTGCCACGCGCAGCTTCGATGAGCTTCGTGATCTCTCTTTCACGGCTTGCCGATGGTCGGAATTTGTCGCCTGGAAATGTCATGATTAAGGGGTTAGATTCCTAGCAAGGCAAAATTGCCCTCTTCGTACACTCGCTCGACGTACACTCCGCGAGGACGCCTGATGACAAAGCCACCAGACTCCCAAGCTTCATAGTCGATCCATAGGTACTCGTGCCCCTTCTTGGCAACGCCGGTAATTGTACCAAACGACAGCCCAGTTCGATTTGGCGAAGCGGAAAATTTGAAAACAACTGTCGTTTCGCCGTTGCTAGATTGACGGAACTCCGCGCCGGTAAAAAGCAGTTCACCCTGGGCGAAATCTCGAAAAGCTGCGTTGTTGGTTTTGTACGTCAAATTCACAAGGGTCAACACATACGCAAAACTTAGTACGCCCTTTGCCATCGTCTTTTCGATCGAAAATTCTAGGCCAGGAATCCCGATCTCGACGCCCTTGACTCCGTTCTGATCGACGTTGATCGCCGATCCATAATTCGCAGCGCCCGAACCGTAGATCGTTGTCCCATACGACTGGGTGATTGTCTGGCTCTTGCCCTGGCTCGTGCCACTGTAGGTGAACAGCTCGATCGCACGAGATTCGTACCCAAAGACAATTTCCCATGCGTTTGGCGCAAGCGGCTTCGCCTTAGCAGTGACCATCTGCATCGCGGGAAGTACTCCACTGGCCGCAATGGTCAATGGGAATGGAGTACTGGGCAAGTCGATGGCCGCTTGTGCAGCATCCTCCGCCTGGGTGTATCCGGTGACGATAGCAATGCGGTTGAAGCTTTTACGTCCACCAATGAGATCGAAGTCCGTTTCGCGAGACTCTGCGGTTTCATCAATGAAGATCGGCAAATGCGTCCATGCACTCATGATTTATTTAGGTCCCATAAGTAGGCGATGGTGATTGGGCGGTGTTCTTGGCGATCTGCGAGAGCAAGTCGTTCGACTTGGCTGACTGATCCGCCATACGATCGAGGGCCGATGTAGTGCCCCCCATCATGCCAGCAGCAAAGCCGGAGAACGTTCCTCCGACTTGAGTGGCGGTAGTCGCCTTGACCTGTTCAACGGTGGGGATTTTCCTGCTTGTCGGAGCGGATAGCGTCTTGGCTGTGTCGACCACGGCTTCAACGGCTTGCCCCAAAGGACCAAGGAAGGAAAGGAATCCTTTTCCTGGTGCGTTTTTGTCGATCTCCGCCGTTTGTGTTTTCAACGATGCTCGGAGATCAGAAATCGATTTGTCAAATACACCAAGGGATTGAGCGTTGCGTCCCTCGCGATCGCTCTTGGTTTGATTCGCCTGGGCAGTGATCCCCTGCGTCATTTGATTGGCCAATTGCAAGCGTCCAGTATTGCCAGTCTGTAGCTCCTGGTCTCGCTTCTGGTTGGCAGTGTCTAGCGATTTCTGACGCGCATCGGCTCGCTTGGCAGCATCCTTGTCCATCTGCATCGCTGCTTTTTCGTAGTCAACCGAACGGTCGATTAGCGAATAGATGTACAGCAATTTCTTGGCGATGAAGTTGACCGTTTCGTCGAACGCACCCTGCAACCAAGTGACTGCCGTTGCGAATCCTTTGGCCAGTTGGGTTGGGATCCCGGCCAGGGTGTTCACGATACCGACGACCATTTCAATCGCACCAATGGAAACCATGGCAGACAGATCCGTCCAAGCGTTCTGGAGCTTGGTGATCATCGAAAGCCACCCCGCATACATTTCCCGAGTCGCGACCCGGAAGACCAATTGCAGGCCGGTCATGGCGACTTGGCCAGCGGCTTGCCATTGTCCGGACATCAAAGCGGTCTTGATGGCGTCGAACACTGGCAGCACAATCGATTTGAGCTCGTTGAACTTGGCGACCAGATAGCCGACCATCTCACCCCCCACTCCCGAGAAGTAGAGGAATGCTCCAGTGGCTGCGGTGACTCCGACGATCACCAGCCCGATCGGGGAAACCATGGCGGTGATCAATCCGACGATCATGCCGAACACCGCGGCGATCGCTCCACCGATCGCAGCTAGGCCGGTCATAGCCACCGAGGCGACGGCCGCAGCTCCACCGAGGGCAAATAGTCCAGCGAGCAGGCCAGCTCCGACCGCAGTCCATTTGGCGATCGTGACAATCAGCTCTTGGTTCTCGCCGATGAACTTGCTGACGTTCGAGACCACGCTGATGATCCGTTCGCCGACTGCGGTCAGCAGCGGCGCGAGGGCCGAACCGATTCGGGTTTGCAGGCCACCGATAACGCCGAACAGCCTGTCGAACACATCGCCGAGTTTAGCGGCAGCGGCGGCATCCTCGCCGGACATGGTTTGCCCAAGGTCTGCTGCATCCTGTTGGAGCTTGCGAATTTCCTCAGCCCCTCCGGAAAGCATGGGGACCAGGTCCGCACCGGCTTTGCCGAAGTACTCCATGGCGGCAGCACTTTTGAGGGCTGGATCCTGGATCAGTGACAGCTTGTCGGCGATCGCGATGAATTGCTCGTCGGGAGACATCTTCTGCAGATCGGCGACACTCAAGCCCAGAGCGGTGAACTTATCCACGGCACCAGGCACGCCGGCTGCTGCATCGGCGATGCCCATTTGCATCTTGCGGACACCCTTTTCAAGCGTTCCGATGTCCGTTCCGGAGAGCTTTGCAGCATAGCCGAGCGAGGACACCGCTTCGGCACTCATGCCGGTTCTCTGGGCCATGTCGTCGACTGCACCGCCAGCGTCGGCGAAATTCTTCGCCAGTGCGACCAAGCCAGTCACAGCGACCGAGCCAGCGATCGCAGCAGGGAGGCTGAGTACGCTCTTGGAAAAGCCGGACAATGCACCATGGGCACCGGTGAAACCTTTTGCGATTCCGGTGCCCATGGTCGTCGCGACGCCTTTGAGCCGTGCCATTGCAGCCTGGACTTGGGCCATTCCTTTATCGAACGAGCCCTGTTTGGTCGCGATCTCGACGTAAGCTTGACCGGCCTTGATGTTACTCGCCATGGTACTACCTCACCGCTGCGATCGAGTTCTTGAACAGCTCGGGGAAATTGGGGGCTTCGGCCTCGAGCGCAGGACGCATGAAGGGCCGCTTGGGGTACCGAGCTCGGCGACGGCGAGTTTCGAATCGATACCCAGGACGCTCGTCATACCTTCGACGGCCGTCGACCCGTCGCCAGTTGGCAGGCTCGCCCTCTCCCTCGATGGAAGCGTATCGGTACTCGCGAATGATCGCAGTCTCGCCCCGCTCATGGAGACCGGCCACGGTGCTCGTGACAGATTCGATCGTGAAGTTGACTTGGTTCAACTGCACTGGGCCTACGATCGTCGATTCGCTTTGGGGCTGATAGGCGAACAGGATCGTCTTGAGCGAGTGCGTGTTGGGCGAGTGAGCCGACGGTGGAGAGCCAGGTGCCGAAGCGGACTTTCGCCGACGCATCGACGAGCGAGCTCGCTTGCGCACAAACGCACCGGCTTTGCTCAAGACTTTGCGTTTCGCTTTTTTCAGCGAGGCAATCACCTTGGGCCGATCAAAGAAAGCTTCGCGGACTTTGAAGGTCACGTTCATGGGGTGAACTTCTCCACAGCAACGAACGGATCCTCGTAGTACACTCGAGTCAATTCGACGCCGGCAGCATTGTGGACAGCCACCGAGTACCGGTACTCTCCGGGCACCAGTCCGCCCGAGGTCGCTCGAGGCATCTCGCACGTGAGCGACCATTTCCCCGATCCGATGTCCGCAGCGGTGCCAGTGACGGCGAATGGGTTGGTCCCGTTGGTTCCACCGAAGTGGACCGTGACAGCACCGGCCGACATGCCTGGGATCGCGGAGATCGTCCAGACGAATGCGGTACCATGGGCCACAAGGTAATCATCGCCGATGACGATCTGGTCGACCGTGCCTTTGGCGGTGACTGGGCCAGCATAAGAGACCTTGCCCGATTGAATCGTGTTGGTTTTGGCGGCAATCACATTCTCGAGCGACAGGTAGCGAGAATGCTCGACTGGAATCACTTGGACGCCAGATGTTGCGGACTCGGGAAAAAAGTCTGCTGTGGTGCCGTTGGTTTCGCCTGCGGTGACATCAAAAAGGTAGTAGCCGTCCTCCATCTCGGTCGGATTGGTATCGGCGAGCGCAGCACGAGCACCGCCGTCGAGCGAGACTCGGCAAGTGATCTGCGCAGCACCGCCAGTCACCGGAGCATTGGTTGTCCGGTTAAAAGCGAAGACCTTGAGTGTTCCGGCAGTGTTTCGGTACATAATTAGGTGAGGGTCAGGAGTCCATTGACTTGGTCGAAGTCGAGCGTGATTGCTTCGCCAGCAAGCAGGGTGATTGAGTCTCCACGGTCGTACCATCCGATCAACGGCTTGGCTGGGCTGGTCTGCGTGTCGTCGTAGACAGCGACGTAACGGAACGGGCCGACAGATCCTCCCGAAGCGGTGATCACCAGGTCAGCCACGGTGAGCTTGTACACTCCACCGGTCTGAGTGCTGCTGCTGGTCGTCAGATTGCGAGTGCTGGCGTTGGTGTAACTGATCTGCGTTAGATCGGCCAAAACCGCATTGGTAGCGACAGGAGCGACGTTGGTCAGTGCGACGGCGAGCTGATCCGATGCAAGGTTAATCTTGCCTTCGGCGACATTTTTGGCGAACGATTGGAACTTGTTGGCTTCGGCCATTTACTGAGGTCCTCGCATCATAAACAGGTAGTAGTAGGGGGCGACTCCAGACGCAGAGTCGCCGAGGTTTGCATCGGAGACGACTAGGATGTACTGGGCACCGTCGGCGGAGATCTTGCGATCGGCTAACAGCGACGCGGCAAAGTTGTCGAGTTGCAGTGCCATCGAGCCAGCATTGAGCTTGAGCGATCGCAGCAGCTCGGCATTGTTGCCAGCCAGGAAACAGACCGCTTGGTCCGCCGTAAGCTTTCGATTCGCGATCAGTCCAGCATCAGTGCCAGTTAGAGCGTAAGCCGCAGCTCCGCTGTCGAGCAGCCTCGCGCAGATCGTCGCAGCATCGTTTCCGGTTGCGGTGTAGGAGTCCGGATCGACCGAGAGCAGGCGGCTTGCGGTAATGTTGGCCGCGTTGCCGGAGAGTATGTATTGAGCTTGATCGGCAGCAAGCAATCGACTCGCAAACAAGCCTGCTGCTTGACCCGTCAGACTGTAGTTGCCTGTCTCGCAAGCAAGCACCAAAGCGGCGATGACCGCAGCGACACTGCGTCGTCTAGGTGGTTGCATGAGCAGTCCACCGCCACGGCCTTGCTCGTAGATGAACCGAACTTCGTTGGCGGTTAAACCTGCGTTCCAAACTGTGACGTCGTCGATCACGCCGGGAAAAGGAAAGGCATTAGAGAGATAGCCGTCCCCGATCGAATTGAGCGTAAAAGTCCCCGCCGCTAGCGTGAACGCACCAATCGAAACCCCGTCGACAAAAAGGTTGATTGTTGAAATTGCGGCAGTGCTAGGTGTTGAAAAAATGCAATAGTGTCTAAATGTCGTGAATGTCGTAAGGTTAAACTCGACGTTCCCGATCGGCGTTTGAAAACGCAGATAGTTTCCCGATCGAAACCAAATATAGCTGTTCGCGGTTGTGCTATTTCCGATCGGCATCCCAATCGCCCCCGCACCCCTTTGTTGGGCCCAAAACGATATGGCAAAATCGAGGGTGTTTAGGTTCAAGGTGTTGACTGCGACACGATCATTAACACCGTCAAAATTCAAAGCGGTTCGATCTTGGACTGCGACATACGCATCGTTGCCGTTGTTCGCAAAGTTGGTTAGGGTGCCATGATTCCGGCCCACTGTGTCCGGCAATTGCAACCCAGTGTTGCCCGAAAAAGACGGACACCACCGACCGACGATTCGGCTTTGCAGACTTTCCCATTCCGGCCCGTAGTATGCGAGCATTAGGTGATGGTCTCTCCCTTGTCGACGATGGCCAAAAGTTGCACGACGTAAGGAATCGACGAGAAGTTGACGAAGCGACACTCGTAAATGTCACCGCCAGGGATCCAGACTCGGCGGACATCGGCGAGGTTAGTCACCGAGTTGGTATTGAGATTAAGAACGCGGTGATTTCTCTCCATCGTCCAGGAGGTTGTCGCACCCGAGGCGATGCGGTTCCACTGGATCAGCGTTCCGCCGGAGTTGAAAATGCAGACGGTGTCACCGATGGCAAAGTTAGTCGAGGCGATGGCGATTGTATTTTGCGAAGTGGACACATCAGCAGTGAGTGCCCCAAGCAAAGCGGCCGTCGTTGGGCCTTGGCCGACCATGTCGAAAATTGTCGTGGGGACGATGTCTGTGTTGTTGTCCGTCGGTCTGATCGCGAAGTATCCGGCGCGGGTCGGGGTGCCATTGCTTCCACGGCCCATAAAACCGACGACCCAAGCCCCTGGCACGTTTCGCAAATCGAGCGTGGTGGATGCGAGTTCGATGTTTCCCGTCGCGACAATTTTCGGCGAGATCAGCGTGGTGTAGTCGGGCGTGGTTTTCGTTACCAGGGATGGCATTACTTAGATTTCCTCGCTAGCTAGAAGCTCGATGTCTCGTCCTGTGATTGTGTCGGGCTGCTGGCCAGCGGCTAGCAGCGGAGCAGCTTGCTGAGGTGTGAGTCCCAGTCCATGCGGTTGCGGTGCCGTGAGAGCAGCACGGATGCTCGGGTCGCCAAAATCTGGCCGGGCATCCACGGCGGCTTCGCGGGTCATAAACGAGACCATGAGCCCGATGATTGGATTGACGTAAGCGACCGTGTTCAGCGCTGCAATGACCTCTCCGCCAAGTTGCAGATTGTCGCGATAGACAGCGATGATCCCCATGAAGGACAGCGGCAGCGATCGCGGGACTCGCGGCGCGATCTCGCAACACCGAATTGCGCAGTCCCCGTACCGGCCCTCGGCCAGAGCTGCGGCAGCATGCTGGTCGTTGGCGATCAATTGTCGAAGGGTCGGTTGGTCAATTTGCATCGGTTTTTGGTAGCGTCACATAGTGGACCGGGAGCCCGTCTCGCAAATTGTGCAGCTCGGCGCGGCTAATGCTCGGCGGCGGACTGTTGGTGCGGTACGGATGAAAATCAGTGCGTCTGTATGGGCGAGCTCGCTTCGGACTGTGGATGTTGGCTAGCAGGGTCATCAGGTCACTGGTGCGATCCCAGCGGTCTTTATTGATCTCGTCGGACATCCACATCAGCTCTCGCAGTGTGTAGGGCCCTGGCTCGATCCCGATTCTCGCTGCTAGTCGGAGGATGGTTGGCCAGTACTCGGCGCGCTCTTCTGCATCGCTTTTTCGATCATCTGATCCAGACTCGTCAGTTGCTCCTGGATCCCCTTCTCGAGCAGTCCCTTGTCCATCGCGGTGGTGATCCGAAGTGCCGTCTGGGTCTGGAGTGCCTTTCCTGCCTCGAGGATTCGCCGAGCTGTGGCTCGGCGATTGGACTCCGGGAGGAATTCCACCAGCGCCTCTTCGAATGCGGTGACAGCCTGGCCGAGAGCATCGCCAGCGAGTGACCGTCCGAACAGCTCGGCGGTGACTCCGATTTTCTCAGCGACGGGTCGGCAGATCTCGTAGATCACGTCGATAGTAAACACGATGTCGGAAGTGAGCCGGTCGATCGTTTCGGGGTCCGCCAGTGCCCTGGCAAGATCGATCGAAAATACAGTGCGGACGCGACGGATGACGTCGACGTCAATGCGAAGATCCCACGAGCGGGATTCGCAATCCTTAAAACTGGGCATGGTCGAGTTGCCTTCGTTGGGATTGGAGTTATCGAAGAAAACGGATCGTTCGGATTGCACCCCGAACGATCGTGAATTGAGTGACGTTGTAATCGTCGTGTTTGAATCGCTTCGATGGATCTGAGTAGACCCAGGAAGCGACCACAATGTTGTTCTTGTCCTGAAAAATCACACGGCCGTAGACCGTGAATTCCAAAGGCCCTTGCGACGATTCCCCATGGTCCAGGAAATCAATCGCGACTTCGTTGCCTTTGCGGACTCGTGGAAGTGGCATGGCCGACTCCGCTTGGGTGGAACGATCAGTGATTCAAACGGACTAAGCCGACGGTGCGACAATCAACCAAGCTGGATCGATTAGCGCGGCTGGCGAACCGATCTTGATCCTGGACAGTGCGACGACGATGTTGACCACCATGCCGTCTTCGAGGGGCTGATCGATTGGGAATTCCATGATCTCTCCGGGCATGGTCAATCCTTGCGTGCCAGACGGACCAGGGGTCGCGATGGTGTTGTCCAATACGGCCCAGTGCCAAATCGTGTTGTTCAAAAACGCTTGACGCATCGCGGTGAAAACTGCGTCGTCTGGGTCGCCGTTGTATTGGTAACCAAAACTGATTTCGGCGGTTTTGAGTCCGGAGATCTGGGCTTTCCACTGGCTCGCTCGACTGGAAATGTCGATGCGCGTCTTGTTAAGCGTTACATTGAGGTCTTTGACCTCCGTCACAAGCGTCGGAGCGGTGACATTGAAAGTGGCCGCTGGAGTGACCTGGTAGTACAGCTTGCACTCGATGCCTGCGCGTGGTCCCTTGTTCGGCATGATTCTCTCTTTCGGTTAGGATCGGTTCTTGAAGTACGCGGTGATCACGCTGCGGAAAGCACCGTGTCGCTCCAGTGCGTCGATGTCGTACAAACTGACTTCGGACCTCGACCACACTCCCCCGTCGATCGTGGCCGTGGCCAGCGCTTCGTCGAGCTCGTGAGTCAGGTCCAACAGTTGTGCGAATCGCTCGGAGTCTTTGGCCGCTGTCTGGATGACGGCGATTTGGACTCCGAATTCAAACTCCCGGGATGAACGGGAAATCTTTGTCGAAGTGTTTTGCCTCGGTGCGACAACGATCCGTAGATCCTTCAGGTCTGCGACTTCGAACCTTGGCAAATAATCGACTTTGAACGTATCGCCATCGATCGCGGAATTGGTTTCCGGATCGACGACTGCGGCGGCTGCGAGTGCTTCGACAACGTCGGCGAGTAGTTGACGAATCGGGCTCATTGCTGCTTGGTGTGGATCCGCATTATGTTTTCGCCAGGGTCGGCAAATCGCCAGACTGGCTGGCCAGTCATCGATCGAACGATGTAGGTCTTGCCAGCGTCGGTGATTCGGTCCCCGTCTTCTGGGTCGTCATCGAAGGGCCATTCGGTCTTGGCTACTAGGTAGTCTCGACTAACGGTCCGATGGATGATCCCCTCGGTGTCTGAGGCTTCGAAGGGAGTCGATCCCCGCGTGGCCTTGATTGGTTTTTGGATCTTGCGTTTGATGTACAGGACATCAACCGCAGTGTGTTTTGTCATCGAGTCAGCGAGGTGAGCGGTCCCAGTCTCGAGCATCCCCATGGGCTATTCCTTTGGGGACTTGGGTGGCTTGGGTGGAACCAACACGAACACTTTGACTGATGTCTGGGCGGCTGCGTCTTTGAGCTTCTGAACTGCCTCATCGCCCATTGCCTTGAGGTACTCTTTGGCCCAACTGACGGAAGCTTTCCCAGGTTGCAGAGCGAGAGTGAACCCGCTCCGCGTGATTTTCGTTTTGCCGGACTTGCGAAGCTCGGCTTCGAGTTGTTCTTCTATCTGGCCTTGCCGATCCTTGATGGTCGTGAGTTCTCGCTGCATGGCGGATCGCCTTGCTTCGAGATCGGACCATTCTTTAAGATCGGCTTCTTTGATGGCCATGGTTGGTTAGACTGCGGCTCGGTTCAGGTCGATGTCCACCGTCAGTGCTCCGTCCGCACCAGCGGCAGCGGTGCGACCTAGCAGGATGTTGCCCGAATCAGCAGCGCCCGACGCCTTTGCGGTGACGAGCTGCGTTGCAGTGGCGATCTGAACTCGGGCTCCAGCAGCGAGCACGGTGCCCGATGCCTTGTCGCAAGTCACGATTCCAACGACGCGAGCGTTGCCAACCTTGCCGGACTTCACGCCGGCTAGGCCTTCGACGATCCCGGCCAGGCCGTCAGCGGTCTGGACGATGGCTCCGTTGGCAGTGTCAGCACTGGCGGTGAATCGGCGAAAGTCGGTTTCTTGCTTGAAAGTTGCCATGGTTTCTTTTGTGTGGGGAGGAAAGTGCGGTTAATGAGGACTTAGCTCTGGGAGCGACTTGCTCGTCGAGCGGGTTTGGTCGGCTTGGGTGGCGCTTCGACCACGACAGGCTGCTCGGCTGGTTGCTCCGATGGCTGCTCGTCTTGTGGTTCGTCCGATTCATCGGATTCGTCTTGGTCCGGATCTTCGCTAGGAGGATCAGACTCGACAGGCTCTTGGGATGCCTTGGAAGGCTTGGACGATTTAACCTCTACGCCCCAGCCTCGCTGGATGATCGACTCGGCACTGATGGCCGTGCCGTTGGTTTCGATCTTGCCTTCGAGCGTCTTGCCGTCAAAAACTACAGGCTGGAAAAGTTTGATTCGCATTGGTTTGGTCGAGAGTTGAGGGAGGTAAACAACGGCAGAGCCGAAACTCTGCCGAAAGGAATCGATGACTAGCCCATGGTCGGGCCACTAAGACTAGGCCGCGAAGCGTTGCATCGCTCGGAAGTCGAGCGCGTTGACTCCGATGTAGTGCTTCACATCGATGACCACACCGAACTCACCGCCGGTCAGGGTCTCGGTTCGGACCACAGGAACTCGGCCAGCACCTTGGAGGTAGTTGACTTCGATCGTGCGTCCGTCTTTGGAGATGCCGTAGTACGTGGTGTCCGAACCGGCGATCGCTTGCTCGGTGACTGGGTGAACCAATCCATTCGAGAACCGAGCGTCGGTCACAGGGGTGATGCCGTACTTCTTGATCGGGTTGAGCTCACCGGACCCGCTGTCGTTCGACAGGTTGGCCGAGTAGCAAAGTTGGATCGCCAAGTCCATCAGATCAGGAGGCACAACCAAGTGCGTCATCTTGAGGTTGAGCGTAGCGTCGCCGTCTTTGACCTTGAGCAAACGTGCGATCATTTCACTCAGGGTCGCACGAGCCAAGGCCTTACCCGTCGCGGCGTTCCCGTCTGTGCTGTTGAACAAAGCGCGAGCGGTCTGCGTGAGGGTCGGGTTGCTCATGAGCAAGGCGGCGACGAGGTCAGGACGCAAGCGTCCAGCAGCGCGGCCGAAATCTTGCGGCGTGTCTTTGAGCTTCTGGAAGTTGTCGCCGAACATGTCCGCTTCGTCGATCTTCAATTGCTCGCTAAATCGGCCGACTTGAGCCTTCTCAGTCAACACTCGGCGGTTGCCATGGCTGGCTTTCCCACCGACTGGGTGGTGCTTCAAATTCGGAGCGGCTTGCATCCGGTTGTTGTTGTGCTCCTCAAGGTCAGGACGCTCGCTTTCGCTGCAAATCCCTTGCGAGAAGTCATCGACTTCGGCGTAGCTTTCGAGCATTTTCGCACCGAGGGTCGCACCGAACAGAACCGCGACAGTCCCGGAGGAAAAGGACGCTTGGACCATGTCGATCCGGTTGGACGGGACATCGATCCCGCGAGCTTGGAGACCGAGCTTACAGGTCTCCACGAGAGTCAAGTCTCGGTACTGATGGGCAAGGTCGCTGGTGCGTGCGCGAACTGGGTCGTTTGCACCGGCTTGCAGCCATCCAGGAAGCTTGGCTCGGACATCGCGATTCTCAAAACTGGACGAATCAAGCCGCATTCCAGCACGCAACATGACTCCACCCTGGATTGCTCCGAGGTCGATCGACGTCTGGCTAGCTCGCGAGTGGATCGCGGGGCCTCGTGGGCGAGAATCCCGGGAGGCTTCGAGGTCTTGATGGCGTCGAGCAAGCAGCTCGGTCTGATCGCCGGTGAGGCCGTTCTCGATGGCGTGTGCAGCCAGGTCGACATTCTTGCCACCGACCATGACGGTCGGATTGCCGAACTTGGCACAGAGCGTGGTGACTTCGCCGACTCGCTTGGTCTCAGCGGCCATCTGCGATCGGTAGGCGGCCAAATCCAAGGTGCTACCAGCGGTCAGATCGGGCGAAGCGGAAGAAGCAGCAGCGGTCGCAGGCTTGGCCATGTGTGGCTCCATTGGTTTGTTGGGGTCGGCGGCAGAAGCGTCAGGAGGTTGCGAACCCGCACCAGCGTCCGTGCTGGCAGGGTCCGCAGAGGAATCGAGGCTCTCGGCGTAGGAGACTTTCAGAGCGTTGACGGCCTCGGGAGTAAGAGTCGCAGGATCGAGTCCGAGGGTCTGGCAATAGTCTTCGAAGGTTGGCATGTTTGATGTGGCCGAAGCGGCAATAGAGACAGAGGATTCTGGGTCGCCTGGAATCGTTACCAAGGAGACCTCTTTAAGCTGCGATCGCTTGACGACGAGGACAGGACCATCGAAAGTGCGTCCATTGCACTGGAGGGTCTGACCCTGCGGAATCGTGGAGTAAGTGAGGATCTTCACGCCGACCGATGGTCGCCAAGGAAATCCGTTTCTCGCTCCCGATACAATCTCCTGCTGATCGATCGAGGGGACCGAGAACACTCCGGTGACAGAGAGCTTGGTACCATCGTTGGCCACAGCAGTCAGATGGCCGACAGGCCTGGATTCGTCGTGGTCTCGATGCACTGGTCCGACCGGTGCGTCGAGGCCTGCTAGGTCAATCACCACCGGACCATTCCACTGGATTGCAAGCTTGGGATGCATCACACCCCCGGTATAGGCGATCCCACTAAAACTGGGCAGCGCGTCGGGGGTGTTGGGATCTGCGGCTTGCAAGGCGATGGAGTCGCCACTGGTGCGCAGTTCCAAGTTGCTCTTGGACGATGCGACAATGACACTGGGGTCTCGTCGCTTGCGTTTCGTGGTTGCCCGGATCGATTTGCTCATGGGGACGAGACTACCACTCGACCCCAAAAAACCGTCCAACAAGAGTTACAAATCAGCCTTCGCCCAGTCCGAGTCCGGAATGATCGCATAACTGGTCATCGCGACTTTTTCCGAGTTGCCGATCCACTTCGAAGCGGTCGCAAGTCCGAAGGCAGTGATCAGTTCCGTCTCTCGAGTGGCTCGCATCGAATGCCAAGGCACCGGCCATGGATCGAGTCCTGCCTTGCGAACAACCTCGAGAAATCGCTGTGTGATCCCCGAGTGCGAGAGGCTTGCGATCGTCGGCAGCAGCTCGACGCCTGGTGCGGGGAGCTCGGCAGCGATCTCACGGAATAGCGGGATCTCTCGGACCATCCCTCGCTTGGTGTCTGTGATCTTGATCCGTTTTAAGCCCCGGTCGATCGATGCTTGCGTGAAGTCGCGAATCTCGCTGGAAATCCGCAGGCCTCCGAATCGAGACAGCACAATCACAAGCCGCAGCTCAGGATCGTCGCAGGCCTGGAGGACTCGCTCGATGGTCTCCACCGAAACGAATCGTTTCTCTCGCACTGAGACCGTGGTCTTGAGTCGCTTGGCCGGATTGGCAACGATCCACCGATTGTCCTCGCACCAGCGAAAGAAAGCTTTCCAATCCTTGGCGATTTTTCCCCGAGTGGACGCACCTTGCTCGAGCGCATCATAGACGGTGGCAATTTCCTCCGGGGACACTCCATCGATTCGCCGATCACCGCAGGCATCGGACAGATGGGCCAGAGATCGACCAACCGATTCGGCGGTCGATGTGGCAAGCAGATCTCGCTTGGCGTTGAGATACTCGTCGATCGCAGTCCGGACGGTGCGGATGGATCCGGTGATGCAAGTGAGCTTGGATTTGATTTCCTGGTCCAGACGATCGAGCCAAAGGGCTGTTTGCCTTGGGATGGGTAGGTCTGCGGTCTGGGCGGCGATGATCTCGTCGACATGTCGCTGGATGGCGATCGCTTCGGGCTCGGTGATGCGTCCGAGCCAGATCGAGCGACGTCCGGCAGCGGTGTAGACTCGAAGGCGATAGCCTTGACGAGTCTTTGCCTCGTGCGTCAGCGAGCTCACGCTGGTTGCTCTTCGTACTCGGACACAAGATTGTTGATCGTGCTTTCCTTGAGTCCAAGCGACCCCAGGAACACTCTCGCTCGAGACGTCGTCCAGATTCCTTCCTCGATCTTACCGAGGGTGTCCTCGATCGCTCGCCAGTTGCGGGTGAGTTGCAAACGGGACATGTTCGCAAATTCCCCGGTTGGAGCGGGTTGGCTAGGATCTGGCTCGGCAGCGCCTGTACTTTGGGCCGCAGCTCCGGGCGCACCAGAAGCACTAGGAGCACCAGGTGCGGCGCCTGCAGGAGCGGGTGGCCTGTCAGGATTTACCCAGCCTTCCTCGACGAGCTGCTGCGCGTGAGCTTCGGGGTCGATGTTCTGCTCGATTAGGTATTGTTGACGAGTCTTAAGACCGGCCCGGATCAGTTCGATGTTGACGTCTGCGATTTCCGCAGGATTCACATCTCGCTGTGGTGGCCATCGCCAAACCTTGGGAATCTCATCGGTCGGTTCGATCGCTGGCAAGTAGCCGTCCATAAGCAAGGCTTCATCGAGCCACCAACCGAAGATCCGGTCGAGGGCTTCGATTTCCCACCACTGGGATCGCTCAATGGCAACTGATTCGTGATAGGTCTGGTGGTCCAACCGGCCTGAGGAATAGTTGTACCCGCTTGAATCCGCGAGGACTTTGTTTTTAGGCATGTGTACGCAACGTGCAATCTCGCCAAGGATCGCATTGCGGAATTCGGTATAGGTCGTCACTGGTTGCTTCGGATCGAACTGGACCATCTCCCAGCCTTTGGGCAGGCTTGTCATCAGTCCTCGATCGATCTGCACGAAGTCAAACGGGTCGATGTCGTCAATCCCGTCGGACGCAGAATCGAAGGCATTGGACTGAGTCTTGAGAATCGCCGAGAAGTCCGCAGCATTTTCGGCAGCAGTGATCACCGCCAGGGTGTATCGACGCAGCATGGCGAACAGCGGCAAGGCAGGTGTCAGCTCGGGAATTCCGCGCATCTGTCCAGGTCGCTCGGCGCGGAATAGGTGGATAATGTCGTCGGGGTCGACATCCTCTTTTTCGAATGCATCCAGCGGCCATCGGTCGCCAGGGTGTCCTTTAAGGATGTGGTAGACCGTTGGATTTCCAAAGTCGTCGAACTCAATACCGTCTACTTTGTTTGGCAGTCCGTCGGCGAAGTAAGGCGTCGCAAGTTGGTCGCACTCGATGACTCGTAGATCCAGCTTTACATCGTTCTTTGATCGCGGGTTGTTGCCTTTGAGTATGACGGTCTCACCATCGATAACCTTAGCGATCCGGGCAGTGCGAAGCTTGCTCGCCAGCCGCACGTCCTTTGCCCATTTGCGCCACTTTGCCTCGATCATGCGAGAGGCAGTAGTGTCAGGGAGCATCACCTGTAGACTTGGCCCGGTCGAGATGCAATCGTTGGCCAGGGTCAGAACTACCCCCTTCGCGAAGCTATTGTTTTCCATGCATTCGTAGCGAGATCGCTCGCGCAGTGTCTTGCGCACCGAGACCGAGTTGGCCGCAGCAGCGGAGAGATTGTCGGCGTATCGCCAGTGCTTCGATGTCTCTGCGGTGTTGGCCGCAGCATCGTAAGAGGCCGACAGCGAGTCCATTCGCTTGGCTCGATCCTGGACCCGACGAGCGGCAGCCAGGGCCTTGGTGTCGATCGGCTTTCCGTATTGATCTAGCAGCATCATAAGACTAGCTCTTTGGCTGAGGATTCATGAACAGAAAGAAAACCACGGCCCCACCGAGGATGAGAGTGGCCATCGAATTGAAGATCAGGCCAGCTAGCAGGAGGAACCAGCCAGCCCCAAAAAACAGATGGCGCGACGAGGCCGTGGTAAGGGCTCGAAGGATCGATGTTATCAGTACGGTGACCCAGCCAGGCATCATTGCCCCCTTGCCGACCCAGGAATCATCTTGGCGAACAGGACACCGCGTCGTGGCTTGGAGGCGTTCTGATTGCTGGCCAGTTCCTCACGAGCCTCCCGCATGTCGGCCATGCTGCGATTCGTCACGGTCACGCCGTCAGCCGAGACGCTCTGTGGGGCGGCGGCAGCGTCGGCGATCTGTTGATCAGTGATTGCTGGAGTGGTCATTTGGTTTTCTTGCTGGAGGCCTGGAGGGATGCGAGTCGATCGAGAGCTGCGGCGCGGCGGCGGTCGGCTTCGTCTTGTCGGATCACCGAGACGATCTCGGCGATCTCGGACTCAAGGACGGAATCGCGATCGGTCGCCACCGCACCAGAGGGGGCCAGTGCGGTAAAGATCGAGGGCTGCGAGACGGCTCCCTTTGGTGGTCGCTTGGGGTTCCACCAAATTGCAGCCAGGAGCAGAAAGACAAGCACGATGAGAAGAAAGAACAGGGTCATGAGCGGATTACCTTGAGTGCGACTACGAACAGAAGAACTAGGAAAGCGATCGCACAGAGGCCTGCGAGGATTGCTTCGCCGGGATTCCAGATCCAATACAGGAGGGATTGGATTGGGTCTTGGTCTTTGGGTCGCAGATTGGGGAAAAGCTTTTCTCGCTCCGGATTCAGGAGAGGCACGCGGCTAGGTGGGCAATTGCCGTCAGGACAAGCCGGATCAAACTCTTGAGCCATCGGAGGGCTAGGGTCTTGAGCTGGTTGAGTAGCTTGCTGTTGAATCTGCGTTGATTCTTTGAGGGCTGCATACAGGCCGGACGCAGACGAGGGGAGCGACGAGGATCCCGCAACGTAGACATGTCCGCCACGGGCATCGGTGAAAACGACCGCCGGAAATTGGTCGGTGGGTACAACGCCACCAAACCGTTCTCTGTACAGCGGATTGTCTTTGGTGTAGGCCTGGAAATTGACGTTCTTGCGCAGGTCGGACAACTGCGGATCACGATTGACCCAGTCGAGCAATCTCTGTGACGCCTGGTCCGTGCCAACGAAGATCGCCAGCGAGTACTTATTGGCCCAAGGCGTGGAAGTGACTGTGACCTGGCTCCTTGCTGGCTGCGAGGGCGAAGCTCCGGCCTGCGCGAACGGCAGCAAGTACACTGGATTGCGAGTGAATCCAGGCGTCTTGATCTGATCGCAAGGTGGACAGTAGACGTCTTGTCGCTTGATTTCCCGAGCTGCACTCTCGTTGACTGGGACGCTGTTGAGCGGTGCGTTTCGCAGCTCGTCGTAGCTCACTCCCCCGGGTGCAAAAGATCGCTCGACTGGTTGATCGATCCCGAGGGATTGTTCAATTCGCGGAGCAACTCGCTGGCCCACGACAACGCACAGAGCGCTAAACAGAGCCAGAGCCACCAAACCGAACGAAAGCACGATTTTGACACGTTGTCCCCCACCAGGGCATTCTTGGCAACTTACCATTTCCATTGATCCTCGACCGCTTTGTACGACTGAAAAACAGGAGGGCTCGGAGGGTCATACAGCGTGGTCAGCGCGAAACCTCCGTAGCCAGCCCAAGCCTTGTGAAACTGCGATCGCTCGACGAACTCATAACGATCGGTCTGGTTGTTGTCCAAGATGCAAGCGTAAACCTTGCCGTCAGTCCCCTTGGCCCACCCGACGAAGGTGCAGCAGTGCGACGGCTTCCACCAGAGAAGAGCTCCACGCCGAGCGTTGTGCGCATCGTCGAGCAGTTGGAGGTTGGCTCGTTCGGTGTAGGCATAAGGGATTTTTGCTGCATCGAGTCGCCGTCTAAGCTGGTCGGTCCACTCACCGCCCGAGTACTGCGATCGCCACCACTTGGCCAGCTCGATTTTGTTCTGCCAATGGAGCATCGAGGACAGCGAGGCATGAACGCAGCTCCCCTCGTTGGCTCGACTCAGCCAGTTTTTCTGGCGGAGTGACATCGGTGGGTTGATCGCCGGGGTTTCTGCCCTCGGAGCAGGGAGCGAAACATAAGACGGAGCAGGGGCGCACCCCATGGCCAGAAGCAGCCAAAGCAAAATGACGGTCACATGATTCTTCGCCATGTTTGAGACAATTGAGTAGTAGGTCCGAGCAGATAACAGGACCACCGTACCGCAAAAGCCTCAAAAATCGCCAAACGGAGGTTACAAAAAGAAAGTGTGTCTAATCTCCCGATTGTTCCCATTGGAGGCGGGAAGGGGGGACCTCTGAGAGGGACCCGCGAAATTTTGGGCTCAAAACTTTTTTGCGCTCAAATCCCCGAAAACTTTTCGGGCCCGCGCAGAAAAACGCTATAAAGCCTGGAGATTCAGCAGATTTGGATTATCGCCGGCGGCGCTTGGGTGCATCGATTTGTTAATCGTCCGCCTCGAGCGCAGGCCCTAGAACCACTGCTGGTCTTTCCTGTACCCGCTTCCGTTGCAGTTCGGGCACGTTCCAGGGCCGTCGTCATCCCAGCCGTATCTACCTGACTCCCCGGCCACTGAGTCGACAACCCCTTCGCCAGCGCAGCTTAAGCAAGGTGGCTCGGGACCGTCGTCATAGCTCAGGTCCTCCAGGTCAGAATCGGCAACAGGTTGTTGATCGATTGGTTGGGTCATGGTTAAGCCTCTTGCTTTAAAAACTGCGACGCATGCAAAACCGCTTCAACGCAGGCTTGGCAGGTTACGGCTCGCCTAGTTCCGTAGACAATCCCCGTATCCGCATCGTCTGCTAATCCACACATTGTTGCGTAGGTGTCCGGACCGTGGATGCAAACCTTGCTTTCGATAGGGTCAATCACCCGCATGCTTGGAGGGATCGATAGCTTTTCCAGTCCTTCAATTTTCTTGCCTTTAGTCATTTGTTCCTCTTCTCGTTGTAGCTGCGTACCAAGCGCCGTACTGTCTCGGCAAACCGACTAAAAAACCAAGCTTTTACATTCTATGTTAGACCCCTTGCAGGGGTACTTAAACACTTCATAAACCCTGGTTTTCCAGGGTTTTTTTACGTACCGAGACACGCTCGGACACGCTCGAACACGCTCGGACCCG